TGCTCCTGGGTTACGACGAACACCATCCGCCGATGACAAAGCCCTCGGCAAACTGCACGGCGACTGGCGGCTCCCACTTGTCATGGTTTTCCATGACGTACTGAATCGCCTCTTCCTGCGTGGCGAGCGTCGGGGCATGCCATTGGATTGCTCCGGTCAGCATCCCGATGCACCCGCTGTACGAATCCCCGTTCTCCCGCAGGCTTGTGTCCACATCGGACATCCACTGCGTGAGGATCTCGCTCTTGTCGAAAGTCCGGTACGTTCTGAAGTCGAACACTGCTCCCACGGACTGGCTCCCTCTGCAACAGATAGGCCATCGCCTGCTCGCCAACGTGGCGAGTGTACGCAGGCGGGAAGCCTTCCTTTAGTTCGTTCCAAGAGATCAGGCGGGTCACCCCCATGGCGGCGCGGCCTTCCTCTACCGTCTTGGCAGTGGACCCACCGATCACCAACTTACCCGTCTTCTTGCACACGCCTTTGCATGTGTCCCCCATGGTGTGGTACACGCCCACGGGTTTGCCTTGCTCCTTGTGCTTGCAGCCCGACCCGACCAGCGGGAAGGATGCCAGGAACAGGCGATGCCTGCGGACCTTGAGCCCGTAGGCAGAGCCGCATTCGATCACCGCACCTTCCATCCCGGGTGCGCCGACCACATTCTCCACAACCCACGGCACGCCGCAGTCACGCAGCAGCTCAAGGGTTGGGGTGAGCAGGTCATCGTACTTGCTCTTCCCGCCCTGCGCTTCCCGCAGATGCTTGGCCCGGGTGTGTGCTTGGCACGGCGGCGATGCGTGGATCAGGTCGAACTCACGCAGATACTGCCGATCCTCCAACGCATCCAGCGCGCTGCCCCGATGAAACTGAAAGGGGTAACTGGGCTGGAACCTCACATCCCATCCGACCACATCAAACCCGGCTTCGTAGTACCCATCTGCCGCCATCCCTGCTCCACAGTACAGGTCCAGAACCCGCATCCTTACACCTCATGCTGTGCGTACTCGTCCCATAACGCCCGCTCCACATCGACCAAGTGCCCCGTGTATTCAGACCGATCCACATGCGTGAAGAACTGGCCGTCTTCCAGCCATGCAATCACGCCCGGGTCATACACCCGCACGGATAGCACGTTGTCCGGCACATAGCCGAACGTGTTCTCCAGCAGGTCGGTGAAGTTCTTGTCCCGTGTGCGACCTGTCTTCTGCCATTCTTCAAAGGTCATCACGCAATCTCCTCTTCTACCTCGGCCTCAAAGTGCATCCACGCCGTGTCAACCAGCGACTCGGGGCACAGGCCAGACTGATCTGCGAGGTGCAGCAGGTTAGCAATCAGGTCGCTGATCACGGTCGGCAGCTCATCGTCCACGGACAACCAGGATGCATCAGCAAACGTGTCGCATGCCTCCCTCGCCCGTGATGCGCGCTCTTCGTTTTCGGTCATCACGCAATCTCCAGTAGGTGAATGATGTCGGACAGGACAGACTGCACATGCCGGACCTGAATGACATCGGGATCATCGTCTGGCCGCGTGAACTTCCGGAGCCTGCGATCCAGAGTATCAATCCGTTCTTTCAGGGCATCGCTCAACTCATCGGCCTGCTCGTCGGTCAGTTCAATCGTTGGCATCGATCACCTCCAGTCCGTGGCTGCCGCGCAGCCCGGTGTAGATAAGAATCTGGCCGTCGTTGTCCGTGTGAATCTCTGCCACGGGGAAGAGATGCAGGATCAGCGACTCCAGTTCGTCGTAGGTCAGGTCTAGATGCGGGCAACGCCGCACCAGATCGGGGATATCAGCCGGCATTGGCAGCCTCCTTTTCGTAGACAGCAGAATACCACCCGGTGCAGTCTTCCACCCAGAACCCAGCCGCCGACAACGCATCGGCCAACTGTTCGATCTTCTCATATTGCCTGCCGTCATAGTTCACATACGGCCAGAGCGGATCACCCTGGTAGTGCTGAAGGATGAGCAGGGCACCCTTGCCATACTCACCATCGAACTCTGACCGGGTGTAGCAGACAAAGTCCCGGCCCAGCACCGACTCAATCACGGCTGCGGCTCGGGCCATCTTGGCTAGGTCACATGATGTCATCGCATACCTCCTCGCACCTTGCGGTACAGTTGGATATTCACAACCTCCCAAGAGATCACCAGCCGCACGGCATCCCAGTGGTCGTAGCCACTGCGCCGTAACAGGTCGTATCTACGCTGCGTGATCGCAGTCATCGCTCACCTCCTCATCTGGAATGCTGTCATTGGCTGCGCTCACTTGCTGTAGAAGTCTGTCGCCAACAGTCCGAAAGTATGGTCCGTCTCCGCATGCGGACAAGTAGTGGAAGCAGGCCCGCTCTAGCACAAGACGCTCCTCTGCGTCGAACGCTGCCCAGCGAACAATTGGCGAGACATCGGCGCTCATCGCTCACCTCCTCGGGTCATGCACCTAGCCCACGCGGTACGGCCTGCCATCGGGATATCGCAGGCCCACCATCGAAGCATTCTGTTCAAAGGCGTAACATGCGGCACGTTCTGCAAGCCGCTGGTAGAAGTCCCACTGATCGGCGCTCTCCAGCATCTGGTCGTACGCGGTCATTGTCCCCATGGGGGAGGAGTGAGTCCGCTCGGCCACTGCCTTGCAGGCATCCTTCATGGCGAGGAACAGCCACATCGCTTGGTCGGCAGTGCATGTGAAATGCAGCCCCTGCCAGGATTCGCTGGTCGCAACCGGCTCGGTCTTACGGTCTTCCATTGCGGTCTACCCATCCCATCTTTACGGGGTCATCGTCCTCCCACTCCTCATCGCATGGCACACAAGGCTCGTACGCATCGGCATAGGCCGCATCCAGTGCGTCCAGTTCTGCGTTGAGGGACGCCAGCTCCTCTGCGGTCAGGTTATCCCTGTACTTCTGCATCGATCACCTCCTCCGCGTCGATAGTATACATCCATCCACATGCCCGACAGCAGGCATGCCACAGAGAGCCAAGCGGGGCAGCCCATGCCATCTCGCAGCAGTCACACATTGGGCACTCACTCATCGGAAGCCTCCGTGTATTCGGACTCGTCCAGTTCGCGGGATGCCGTGGGCTCCAGTTCGCCCTTGTCGGCCTGCTCTGCCAGATATTCCAAGGCCGCAGCCAGAGCCTCTTCATATGTCTCGGAAGCCTGAACGCACATGAACGTGAACTCCCAGACTTTCTCAGGCATTGGGAACCTCCTCCAGTTTGCGAACGGCATCGACAGCCGACTGCAACTCCCGCACGCAGTAGCGCAGGTGCGAGAGAAGTTCTTCGGCATCACTGGCTTGCTCGTACGCGCCGATGAGCAGCGAATTCAGCGATTCGCTCCAGTCCCTAGTGGCAAGGCTGTGCCCGCCCAGCCGCCTGCCCAATGGCAGGCCGTCTTGGCTGCGGTTCAGCGCATCGAACACTGCGTAGTCATGCATTAACCACCTCCTTCAGCCCGTTGTCCCAGGCATAGTTGACCGCATCCTCGGACTCATCCACCCGGATATCGTCCACCAGAAACCACCGGGCCATGAGGTTGCGGGCAGAAGCCTCGGCCTCATCGATGGTGGCAAACCGCAGGCCGTTTCCAGCCCATTCACCCTGCACATAGACCATCGGTCGGAAACTCATTCGTCTTCCTCCTCGCACGGAACCGGATCGTCCTCAACCCACACCCAACACTGGACGTAGGCTCCATTGTCGGCACCCATAGAAACCTTGGCATCGCTGTCGATCTCAAGCTCGCCGTCGCGGACCAGAGTCTCGCGGGCACGTTGTAGATACCACGCCTCATCGAAGTGGCTCATGTGTCATCCTCTTCGGAGTCATCGGCCTTAGTCGGCAGGCACTCCCTGATCGCAGCACCGCCTGCCTCAATCATGGCGAGTTGAATGTGATCCTCGTTCTCGTCCAGAAACTCGTTGCATTGCTTAGTGGTCCAGTTGGGGCGCACATCCTTGATGTCCTCGGCACGCCAACAAATCTCGGCGTATCGCTTGCGTCTGCTAGACATCGCTTACCTCCAGGCCCAGCTCGGCGCGGGCTTCCGCATCCCACAGTTCCGGCTGGTTGTTCTCACATCTGAGGGCATACTCCTGCCCGGCCTCATCACCGAAATGGGCCTCCACTGACAGGTACGATCCGAAATCATGTGGGTTGGAGCGGATCACCAGATCACAACCCTCTGGCGGCGCACCGAACAGCCGCTTCAACTGCCCGACGTAGGCCCGGCATTCCGCCCGAGCCTGTCGCATGTAGCCTTCCCGGCCGACCGAAGCGCAGTCCTCCCCGTATGGGGCAGAACCCAGGTACATAACGTCACGCATGGTCACTCCTCATACTTGTAAGAGCCACAAGAGTTGCCATTGGAATCACGGAGCCCGCCCTCCTGGCTGCCGTCTTTCTCCACACCCCGGGCGATCAGCCGCAGCAGGCGAGCCACCTCGCAGGATGGGTCATCCTCAAACGCTGCGTTGTCGCACTCAATCTCCACCAGAAACCGCATGTCTCACCCCTTGGTTGCAAGGTAATGCCGTACCAGTTCTTCGATGGAGATATCCCGGTATCCTTCGATCCGGTCACCCCACTCATGCTCGGCGTCTTGCTCTGCGGTGGAGAACCGCACCACGCAGTCCTGCACCGCATCCCATGTCTCGCAGTCACCGAGCAGGACAAAGCACCTGCCCTGCTCCAGGTCAGTCAGCTCCGGCATGGGCAGTCTCCTTGTGGGCCTGGGTCATGAGGCGTTCTGCCTGCTTGGTGCGGGGGATCACACGCCACCCGTCGAAGTTGCGGGCCAGCGGGCCGACGACCCACGCCCCCTTGTATTCCTCCACATACCGCCGCTCCCCGCACCAGTCACGGGAGCCGACATCGCTGATCGGCGCACCGAAGACCGGCTTGCCGCCGCGCTTGGTGGCCAACCGGTTGACGGCATAGATGAACGCAATGCACTCGCCGCCGTCCCACGGGCCGTCATCGAACCGAAACTGCATGTCACATCTCCTCGCCGGGAAACAGGTAATCCACACCCACGCCCAAGGTTTCCGCACCGTTGATGCGGTGGATCCCGTTGGACTCAAAGTCATCCCCCACCAGAACGGCCCAGGCGTCGAACACCTGCCCGGCGGTGGCATTGGCATCCGCCAGCACCACAGGGAACTGGGTGGGGGTGAAAATCCCCTGCGCTCCGACTGGACGCACCAGCACGGACGCGATGTACCGATACCGCTTCTGCATGTCACACCTTCACTTTCCGGTTGTAGGAACCCACCCCACGCAAGGCCCGCACAGCCTTGCCAGCCTCACTGCCCGGCGGCTGAGTGCCGTGGATCAGCAGGGCAAACGACCCGCCAGTGAGCGAGTACGCATGGCTGTCATCATGGTCGATAGCCAGCCGCAGCCGTTTGGCCTTGGCCTCGCTGTAGACCACCACAGCCTCGCGGAACCCCTCGCTGTCGATTAGGTGGTCAAACCGACCGCCCCTGCTGGCAGTCAGGGCCAGATTCGCAGGCAGGATGTCCCGCCGCTTCTGCCAGAACGACAACATCTTGGTGTAGGCATACAGCCGCAGGTCGGGCCTGCGTTCGCACACCTCCAGCCACGCATCGAAGTAGTTGAGGATCTTGAAATCCCCAGCCACATGGATGCGAATCACCGCTGCCCGGTCAGGCAGAGCCTCAACCAGAGCCGAGGCACACTTCATGGGCGACTCTGCCGCAAGCGACAGGGCCGCATCCATGTTGGCCTTACGAAACTTGTACACATCCGTGTACTGAGCCTCTTGCGAGGCCGAAAAGCACCGGAACAACGTGTGCTTCCCGTCTTGAATCTTGCGTTTGCCGCGTCCGTACTCCACAGCCCAAGACTTACAGTCCTTGGCTGCGGGACAGGTCACTCCTGACAGCATGTCAAAGGAGTAGACCTTGACGCCCAAACGCTCCTGAAGACGGCGGAGCTTGGCGTTGGCCGGTGCATATGCCAGTCGCATACGCACCTCCGTTGATAGAACCGACTACCGAACGGCAGCCGAACCCGGACAGCAACACGGAATAACCCCCGGAGGGGCTGTCACTGCCCGGGATCGGATCCCGTCACACACCTTCATCCCTGTCCGCACAGGCATCACACTGGTATCCCCGGCGAACATCCGCGGGGGTCAGTCTGTTGGGCTCTTTGCACGTTGGGCACGGGTGAATCCGAGGATTCCCCTTGGTGGCCCGACGCAACGCAGACCCAGGCCGGGCGAACTGCGAACGATCCTCATCGTCCATAGTGTCACCTCATATGCTGCCCGCATGCGGATAGAGTAATACGTTACTCCCCGCATTGCGAGCGTTACACTCACACTCACACTCACCGCACAACATATACAGCGGGACGCACAAAAAAATCTTTCGCACGGAAGGATTTTTTTCGTACGCTGACCGCAGACAGAATCTGCGCCAGTGTGAGCGGCACACCCCCGGAAAACCGGGAGAATGCCCGTGAATCGAACAAGCGAGCGAACAAGCGAACAAGCGAGCGAAAGGCTCACTCACTCACTCACTCACTCACACTCACTCACTCACTCTCACAACACCTATACAGCGGGACGGCGAAAAAAATCTTGGGAAAAATCTTTTTACTACTTTCGCCCGGGAAATCGGCCGATTGTAACGGGGTCCGATTGTGCTACATTCAACGGACCGCCCGGGGGACTGTCTCCCGGGGGTAACACTTCCCGAGGGTTTGACCATGCAACCGATTAGCCTGTATTTCGCCCACAACGGGGCTTCCTGCGAATGGCCAATGCGGCCCTACGATCCGACGGACCTTCCGCCCGAGGATCATCTGACGATCCGCGACCGCTTCGCCCGTGACGCCCAGCGGGACGGGCTTTCCGAGGATGCGGCGCAGGAAGCGGCCAGCGCGTTCTATCTTCACTGGCTGGGGCGTAACTGGGGAGCCCGCCAGATTCCCCGGGGGGATCATGCCCGGGCTTACTACAGCGTACGGGCGTACGCTCGGCGGTCAGGATGGCACGGGTTCACCGGCAACCGGCGTCAATCGACCGCCAAGCGGGTTCCCCGGGGGAGCGATGGCAAGCCCGTCAAAATGAGTGTGGCCAAGATTGCAGCGGGCGAGATTCAAGCCCGGGAGAGGGCGAAAGCCCGGGCCGCCTTCGGACCCGCCAGTGTGGCCGAAGCGGTGGAGAGGATCGCCACAAGCCCCGCGTTAGGCCGGAAGGCGTACCGCTTGGCCAAGCGTCTTGGGCTTCCCGGGGTCCGGGAGTTGGTCCGTGAGGCTTGCGGGTTCTCGGCGGAGTGACAGCGGCATAGGGCGATCATCGAACCCCGGGGGGCTTGCGGGCTTCCCGGGGTTTTTTTCGTTGAAGTGTCGATGCATCCCGACATGTCGCAGTGTCGATTGTGGGCTGTCTCAAAATGAGACTGAGGGCGGGATGCCCGTTCCGCCAATATCCCGCAAGCGTAACCCGTTGCAGGCAAAGGGGTTACGACACGGGCAGGAGCGAAGAGACGCACCCCCCGAGGCCCCCCAGCGCGTCGCGCGTATCAGGTCATATCCACCCCTGGATTTTTTCACCCTACTAGCCCCCACATGTCGTTTCCCGCTCTCCCCCGTGTGTCGCGGCCTTTTGTCGCCGTGTGTCGCTCGCGTGGAATCGCCGTTCTCCGCCTGCTCTCGGGCCTCTGTGTCGCAATGGTCGGTATGGAGTCTCTGCTCACCGACATCGTCTGGCTGGATTGGGAAGACGATGACCTGCTGTAAGTGCTGCTGCGGGAATGTGGACTGCACTGAAGGCCAGGAAGGCAAGTGCTGCTGCGGTGGCATCTATGGCGAGTGCTGCCAGGAGGGCGAGTATTGCTGCTCGGGGGTGTGCGAGCCCAGTCCGTGCTGTAGCGGGACTTGCGACGAGGACGCTGACTGTTCTGAGGGCTGCGTCTGCGTGGACGGGGAATGCGTGCCGGGCGATGGCTGCGGCGGGCCTTGCCAGTGGCAGCCGGTCTGGGTTGGTGGATTCTGGGAGAACGGCTGGGAGCTTCTGGCGGGCTGCAATGAGGGCTGCGCCTGCGACGAGCCGACTGTGGAAGATGTGGGAACCGAGGCGTATCCCTTTCAGGAGACTCCGTATGAGACTCCATGTAGTTCTTCGTCTGGTCCGCTGGCCGTGGAGTTTGGCCCCGGCGCGGAGCTGAAGTCGCTGCTGAGTTATCTCGGCATCACAGCCACGCCCTCTTGCCCCTGTAACCAGCGGGCCAAGGTGATGAATGAGCGCGGCTGCGATTGGTGCGAAGAGAACATCGACACCATCTCCGGCTGGTTGGAAGAGGAGGCCAAGAAGAGGAACCTCCCGTACGTGCATGCGGCGGGCAAGATGTTGATCCGCTTGGCGATTCGCCGGGCCAGGAAGAAGGGCAATGGTTCAGTATGAATATGCAGTTCAACGAAGAGCGGCTGAAGGGCTACAGGCCGTACCAGTTGTTCCCAGAGGATCTAGGTGCGGGGCTCCCAGAGACGGCCGCCGATGCCGAGGTCGCTTCTTGGCCTGCCGTTCCGGCGATGATCGGGCCACAAGGAGCCGTTGTCCGTCCGGTGGCAACGAACGCAGCCAAGCCGACCTTGGACGTTAATGACATCTTCCCCGGCTTGCCCTCCAGCTCGCCACCGCCGATGGATCCGCAAGAGGCCATGCGGCAGCTTCGCATGGAACGTGCCCGGCAGGCGTATGAGCGGCGGTTTGGCATGCACAATCCCGCGGGCGCTTCGCTGGCTTCGCAAGGCAGCCAGGAAGGCGTTGATTATTTGTTAGAGCGAATCAAGCGTGCCCGTGCAGACGGCACCTATAAGACTGGTAACTACAAAAGGAGAGCCTGATGGATAGCCCCAATGCTCGGTTGAATAACTTTATTGCCCGATCAGGCGCCGGGACCGACGCCGCCGGTCGGACGGTGTATACCGGCCCTGGCATGATGTACATGGGGCCCGGGGAATTCGCTGCCACCCGCGCGGTGCATTCGGGCCTGGAGGCGGATGCGTCCGCGAGCGATCCGCAAGGTCAGATGATCCGCCAGCTCTTGGATCAGCTCGCCCGCAAGGAAGGCCGCAGCACCTTCCAGTTCACGCCGCCGCAGCAGCCAGCGCAGGGGAACCAGACCTACAGCTACACCGAAGACAACCGCCGTGGATAAGGACGGCGACAAGGTCCGGCAGTTGCGGCGCGGGTTGTGGGACAACATCCGTGCCAAGCGGGAGCGTGGTGAGGCTCCTGCCAAGCCTGGGGACAAGGACTACCCCGACAAGAAGCAGTGGAGGAAGCTGAGTGGACAGGGACGGCGACAAGATTCGTAGTCTGATTCCCAACCGTCCCGTCAGGGACACGCAGGGCGGCAAGAAGTTTGTTGTCCGCGCCAAGGTGGGGGATCAGGAGCGGCTGGTCCGATTCGGGGACTCCAGCATGGGGCACTACAAGGAAGGCTCCTCTGACCGCGGGCATGGGGATGAGGGGCGTCGGGCCAACTTCAAAGCCCGGCATAACTGCGACGAGAAGACCGACAAGCTAAAGCCCGGTTACTGGTCCTGCAACTGGAGCTGGTGATGGCCGATGAACTCCGTGCCGGGAATCGCCCGTGGTTTCCTCGCTCTAGCCGCAACTTCTCGCTCGGCAACATCACGGAAGATGTGACTGACTGGTATTACCAGAGTCAGGCTGCCTCGGAGGACCGTGCCCGGCAGGCTGCGGCGGATGCCATCAACCCGCAGTTGAACACACAGGAGGGTTCGGCGGCATACCGCTTTGACCCGCAGCGGCAGCTCGGCCGATATGTGGAGGCGCTGGTCCAAGACGTTTCCGCTGGCGTCCCAACCCCTGCGGCGCAAGAGACGGCTGGGTTTCAGAGCCCGTTCCAGCGACCCAAGCTCCCGCAGGCGAGGCAGTCTGGCCTTCAGCAGGCGGAGATGATGGAGCAGATGCTCGCGGCGTACGGCAAGCCGGTGAACGGCATGTTTCCTTCGGCTTGGCGACAGTTGCCCGAGGAGCTGGCGCTGGACATGTACGCCTATGCCGCCAACCAAGACGGGTATAGGGATCGCCTGACAAGTCCGACAGAAACTACGGGAGTCTTGGGTGAGGGTTCTCCCGTCAACACTGCGTTGACATGGGGGCAGTCGCTCCCGTCCACGCTGTATGCCATTGGGGAAAACGTCGGCAACGCCGCGGACTATGTGACGAGCAAGGCGATGGGCGGAACTCCTGGCGTTCAGTTCCCAGACGCGGGAAAGAATCTGGCATATGCCGCCAACACTCTCACGGCTCCGGGGCAAGCGATGGCCGAGGCTGTCGGCTACGCGCCGCAGGCAGGCGAAGGTCACTCCGCGTGGTCGGACATGAAGGATACGCGGCAGGATTTTGATGCCGGGGTGAACTGGGGGCAGATGGGATACAACCCAACGCCCTACGGAACGACCATGTACGACGCCATGCAGTATGGCGGCCTGTCTGACGAGGCGCAGAGCGTCGATCTCCAGGAGGGCAAGGACTACTTCATGGGCCAGGGGGTGCCGGAAACCCCGGCGTACTTCCTGGGCATGGCGACCGACGATCTCTTCAACCCCGTGTTTGACGCTCCTGGGATCGCAGCCGCGAGCAAGTCCGGAAAGCTACTCCCCATCGCCAAGCAGATCGGCATTGAGTTCGCTCCCGGTCAAGTGATGACCGGCATGAGCATGGCCGCACAGATCCGTGCCAAGCAGTTGGAAGATCAGGCGAGGCAGGACGCACTGATTGGGAGGTTGCGGTAATGGCAGGACCGGGAGCAGTCGATGACGTACTGCGAGCCATCGCTGGGCAGGCCGAGCAGCCCAAGTACATCCGGGCCTACCACGGCAGCCCGTATGACTTTGACAGGTTTGATGCCAGCAAGATCGGCACCGGGCAAGGGGCGGCCCGCTATGGCTACGGATACAACTTCGCTGGCGCGGAAAGCACTGCTGATACATATCGCAGAAGTCTGTCTGCCTTGAACCGCACGCCAGAGGAAGAGGCACTGGAGCTTTGGCGTCGGCATGCCGAAATGTCTGGCGACCCCAAGCGAGCGTTGCTGGATGCCATGGATTACGCCGAAGGGGCTATGGCGAGGGCGAAGAGCCTTCCGAATGAAGATGCTGCCGACCTATGGGGCGATGTGATGGGGCACCTATACGGCGTTGATTATCGCCAGCCGCTGCCACGCCGCCCCGGCCACTCTTACGAAGTGGAGATACAGCACCCAGAAAGAGACTTGCTGGACTGGGAGGCTCCCATGTCTTTGCAGCCGGAAGCAGTGAAGAAGGCGTATGCAGGCCGAGGAGGTTCCTACCGAGGCATGCTGGACGAGCCGGGTGATGGTGCAAGGCTGTGGAACAACGTAAAGGCTGGAAGTCGGTCGCCATTGCAAGCAGCCTACGAAATGTCTCTAAGCGGCATCCCGGGAATTAAATACCCAGACTTCGACCCGCGACAGCGCGGCACTGGGTCGCTTAACTACGTCATGTTCCCCGGCACCGAAGACTCCATCCGCATCCTCCGCAAGTACGCCGTTCCCGGTGCTATCGGCGCGGGGGCTGCCAGCGGCATGCAGGGCGAGCAATGAAGCACATCATCCACATCAACCAGCACGTTATCCGCCGGAACCAAAAGACCGGCGAGCGCGAGCCGGTGATCACGGTCAAGAACTACAAGTCGAACCGCTACGGCCACTCGGTGCGAATCGACGGCCCCTGCGTGATCCGGTATGAGCCAGACCACCCGTTGTCCTGCGGAGCCCGGGTGTGGGTTGAGACAGAGGCTCCCGTTGAAGTGGCCGACGAGGCGCCCGTAACAAGTTAGGCCCCTGCTAGACATTGGTCTTCTAGATCCCCCAACCCCCGATCTAGGATGACCATGGCTGACGAAGACGTTCTGAACGACGCGCCGGTATCAGAGGCTCCCGAAGCCCCTGTCTCCGAGGCCCCGCAAAGCGCTCCGGCTGAGTACGGCGGTTTCGACACGCCCTATTCCGCGTTCAAGGCGCTGCCGGACTTCCAGGGCCAGGACGATCTGGCCATCGCCCGCAACCTGTATCAGGCATACAGCGGGTACGGCGAAGCCCAGCGGCAGCTCCAGCAGTACCAGAACATCATTCCGCACGCCACGGAATACCTCCAGAACAAGCAGGCGTATGAGCAGTGGAAGGCCGCCCAGGCGCAGGCCCAGGCGCCCAAGCCCGCCGAGAAGCCGAAGTGGTGGAACCCGCCCTCGGTCGATGATTCCTACAAGTCCTGGATCATCCGCGACCCTTCCACGGGCAAGGAAATCATCGCCCCCGATGCTCCCTATGAGGCCAAGGTCGCCCTCCAGAAGTATCAGGCGTACACCGCCGACTTCGCCCGCAAGTTCGTCACCGATCCCGAGAACACGCTGAAGCCCTTCATTGAGGATGTGGCGCGGCAGAAGGCCGAGGAACTTGTTCAGGCCCAGCTCGGGCAGTACACGGCGAAGAACTACGTTCAGTCGCTTGAGCAGCAGAACTCCGACTGGCTGTACGACCAGTCCGGAAACATCAGCCGTGAAGGCCAAGCCATTCAGGCGTATATCCAGCAGGCTTCCGAGATCGGGATTTCCAACCCCGAGGCCCGCTGGAAGTACGCCACTTCGATGCTGCAACGGGATCTTCTGAATCTCCGCTACCAGCAGTTGTCATCTGCCCCGCCCGCCATGGCGCAGGGTTTTGCCGAGCCTGCCGCGCCACAGGCACCCCCGGCTGACCCAGTGGCACAACAGAACATGCAGTTCCTTCGGGAGCGTGCAACCCGTACCCCGAATCGGAGTGCAGGAACCAGTGAGCCTCGGGCACCGCGCCAGAGGATGAGTTTTGAAGACCGGCTGAAAAGCCAGCTCGTAACTGATGGAGTCATCTGATGAGCAGTAGTGTTGACTGGGCTCGTTCAATTGCTACGACGATTGTAAATCACCTCCGGGAAGAGGAAATTGCATCGCTTCGTAAGTATAAGTTTTTCGCCGCTCTGGAAGGTGCCGGGCAGATCCGGACCAACATGAGTGGCCGTGGTTTCGACTGGGAAATCCAGTACCGGAACCACAATCCCAGTGGTAACAATGGTGAGACTCCTCGCAGCTTCGCACGCGAGAATCTCTGGAAGAAATTGGAGTTGGAGTACCGGGGAGCGCAGGTCACCGACGCGATCTACAAGCGTGAAATGCTTGAGAACCGTTCGGCCCAGGCTCTGGTCCAGGTCGCTGGCAAGATGGCGAGCCGTCTGCTCACTTCGATGGAGCAGTACCTCGCCAAGGAGTGGGTGCAGGACGGTTATGCGTCGGGCAATGAGCTGCGGTTCCACGGCATCGAATCGTTCATGGGTGCGACCCAGACGATTGATTCGACTGCCACGGGCTACAGCCCGCGCTCGTCCAACGCGGCTGACCCGTTCTTCGCCCCCAACGACACCTATGCCGGTCTTTCGACCGTCCTCGGTGCGTACGGTGGCAGTGCGACGACCACGGGCTTCTGGCCCAACGGCGTCAGCGATCCGGAGTTCGACTTCTTCTCGCCGGTTATCGTCAACGCGGATTCGTCCTACTTCGGTGCCAGCACCTGGAAGGACAACTGCGTGAAGGCTGTCCGCGAGGCGCTTCACCAGACCCGCCGCAACGACACCAAGGAAGATCAGGTGGACATGGTCCTTCTGGACCGCCGGCTGTTCATCGACTTCCTGAACACGCTTGATACCAAGGAGCGTGTGATTGTCAGCCGCCAGAACGGTCTGCGGAGCTACGGCTTCACGGATGTATTTGAGCTGGACGGAGTGGAGGTGTCGGCGGAAAATTCGGTTCCGGCTAACACCGGCTACGGGCTGGCGGTCGGGAATATTGAGTTGCTCTGCATGGAGTCCCAGCTCATGGTGAGCGAGGGTCCGTTCTACGACGAGCTGACCCAGCAATTTCGGTATGTGGTTTCGACGCTCGGCAACCTTAAGTTCAAGTCGCCGCGCAACTTCTTCAAGCTGATCGTCTGACCAAGGAGAACAAAGAAGATGAGTCTGTACGTTGATCCGCCGTTCGCTCTTGGTCAGACGCTTGGCGTCTCGTCCGCTTCGGATGGCGGTGGATGGGTTGGTGCGGTCAAGGTGTTTCCGGATGTGAATCCGGCCACCGGCAAGATCCGCAGCAACCGGGTGAAGAAGTGCATCGCCGTGCGGAACACCTCGGGCGTGGCCCTGCTGCCGAAGCGGGTGGTCACGTTCAAGAGCGGTTCGATCACGGAGGTTGATGGCTACACCAACGTCACCGACCAAGCGTCGGCTGGCGTGGTGGACGAGCATCTGCCTGCCGCGGGTGTGGCTGCCAACGATGTGTTCTGGATTACGATTGACGGCCCGACCGAGGTCAAGCTCGGCCCGGCGCAGGAAGCGGCCGTGAACACCGTTCTGGTGGCTCTCACGGCGGCGACCAGCACGGTGTCCACTACGGCGGGTCAGGCTCAGACGGGCGCTGCCACGTTCCTTCAGAACGGCTACATCGGCCGGGCTCTGTCGGCTGGTACGACCGGTCAGAACGTCCTTGCCATTGTCAATCTGGTCCGCAGTTGAGTCTTCCCCTTCGGGGGTTCGGGGGGCAGCCGGACGGAGGGAAACCTCCCCCGGCTGTTTCCACATATGAACGACCTGATCTACGCGCTGATGAATGACCAAGCGGCCATCCAGAACCTGGACTTCCTGCGTCAACTGATCGCAGAGGCGCGGGCTGATGTGCCGTATGAGGACATGCAGCGACTCCGGATGGTGCAGTATCAGGGCGCGCCGATGACCACTGAGCCGCAGGAGGACCGCTAGATGATTCCCACCCCACCCAAGCCTGGCACTGGCTCTCCAGGAGGGATAACCAATCGCTATGACGGCGCTGGCTTTGCCGCCGATGGCACGCCTATCGCAGGGGATCCCAGAATGCGCGGCCAGCGGGCTCAACAGCAGGGCGGCAACTTCTCCGCCTACGCTCCTGGTCAGGCGCAGCCCCAGCAGAATCCCTACGGCTCCTCCACTCCGTACGGCGGCAAGCCTCAGGCCATGGGGCCGCAGTGGAACCAGGGCGGCACCAATCAGCAGCAGACCCGGCAGCAGCCCTTCCAGCAGTACATGACACAGGGCTCTCCGTACGGCGTTCAGCGTCCGCAGCAGCCAGCGCCGCCGAAGCAGTACGAGGTGCCTACGCCATCCGACGCTGGCGTGGACTTCCGCGACCCGCGCTATCGCCAGCCAGCCGCTGCATCTCCTGGCCCGTCCCAGCCCGGGCTTCCAGCAGGTGGCGGCGGCGGAGGTGTGCTATTGACGCCGGGACTGATTGACCCCAACGCTGGCTTGGTTCACTACGCAGGAGACGGCAGGCCAAGGTTTGCGCCGGGGCAGATTGACCCCAACGTCGCCAACAATCCCTACGCCAACCGCCCGCCACCGTTCCAGGCGACCACGCAGAACTTCGACGGCACCCAGTCCCAGATGCCCAACTTCCAGCAGCGGGACGCCTTCATCAGCCAGATCAACAACCAGTTAGGTCAGATGCAGGGCCAGAGCTGGCAGCAGCCTGGCATGGGGGCGCCGCAGTTCAACTTCCCGCAGATGTGGGGACAGGCTGGGCAAATGGCGCAGCAGGGCTTCAGGAATCCGTTTGCTGCGTCGGGCGGAGGATCTGAGAACCAGATCCGCAACCTGATGGCCGGCGACATCCGGCCGGAGGCCATTGGCCAGCAAGGCCTAATGAACGGCCTGCCTCCTGGGGCCATTCTGGACTCGCAGCCGCCGATGGCAGGCCAGCCAGGTAGCGCTCGCCGTGCCGGCATTCAGCCATCCGTGACCTACGCCCAGCCGGGCGGCGGGTGGGGGCACACGCCTACCGCACCGCAGCAGGGCGGCTCCACAGGTTACGGCGACAGACTGGCGAACCCTGACCGCATTTTTACTGGGGATTTCCGGGACCGTGACGGCGACAGGGTGGATGACCGTGACCAGACGGGGCCAGGCAGGCCTTCCGGCCGGCAGCGGACATCTGAGCCCGCTCCGGTTCTCCGCGGGGCTGAAGATTATCCGGGCCCCGTCTCGCCCGGCACTGCCCAGCCGATCCCGCCGCAATCGCAAGGAACTCCCCCGCGGTCAGGTGCTGCTCCGTGGGGCAACGCCGACAACTTCGATTCTTGGTGGGAAACCCGCAAGGACGAGCTGCTTGCGAAGTCGCGGGAGGTAAGGGCCGCGCATCCGAAGCGGCCCGACATTTGGGAGCGCGCTGACTGGGCGTTAAGGCAGCACCAAGACAACCGAAACGTAATGGCTGCCGGAGCCCGCATGCAAGAGAACCCGCGGGATAACGCCGCCAAGCAGGCATACAGCGATGTGGTCCGGCAGGATCAGATGAAGCGTTCGGCGGAGATGCGGGCCGCCAACGCCGCCAAGCCGCCTCAAGCCAAGAGCATGGACGACTTCCGCCGTGAAGACGGCTCGTATGACTACGAAGGTGCGCGGCGGGAGTGGCAGGCCAAGCAAAACGCCCAGAGGCGTGAGTACATGAAACAGCCCGTCGCCAAGCGCAACGCCATCTACGGCAGCGATGCGAATCGCCGTGCGTATGAAATCTGGATGCGGTAGCGGCTTGGCCGCCTTATGTGTATATTTGTCTACCTACCCCCCGAGGTGACACATGCAGCAGAAGTTCAACATCGGCATCGTTACGTTTTCGTACGGCGGCAACGGCGGCATCTCCTCTGAGGTGCCCGACATCCGTGAGTGGATGGTGCCGCTGGTAGCGGACATCTCCAAGGATCCCCGCGTTAACGCGGTGCGTGTCTGGAACCTGGCGGACACGCCAATCACCATGACCCGCAACCGGGCCGTGATGCAGGCCCGCCAGAACGATATTGATGTTCTGGTGATGGTCGATTCGGACATGAAGCCTGACCTATACGCAGGCCATGCGGACGCCAAGCCGTTCTTCCAGACCTCCTTCGACTTCCTGGTCAACCACTACCACAAGGGCCCGGTGGTGATCGGTGCCCCGTACTGCGGGCCGCCGCCCGTGGAGTGCGTCTACGTGTTCCGTTGGCAGAACATGGCCTCTGAGAACCCCAACCCCGACTTCCAGTTGGAGATGTACGACCGCCACACGGCCGTAAAGATGGCGGGCATCCAGGAATGTGCCGCCCTGCCGACTGGCCTGATCATGTACGACATGCGGGCCTTCGATCTCACGGAGCCGAAGAAGGAAGGCGACAAGCCCTGGTTCTACTATGAGTGGAAGGACCGCTTCGCTGCCGAGAAGGCGTCCACCGAAGATGTGACCATGACCCGTGACCTGTCCTTGGTCGGCTCCCAGACGCTGGGCTACAACCCGGTCTTCTGCAACTGGGATGCGTGGGCTGGTCACTGGAAGCCGAAGTGCGTCGGCAAGCCGCAGGTGATCGCCGCCGAAGGCATCTCGCACAAGCTGAAGGACTGCTGGGAGGCCAAGGTCGAACCCGGCACCAAGCTGGTGGAGTTCAAGTCCTCCGTGAAACTTCCCGCCCAGCCCGCGTTTGACAGCATGGGCATGGACCTTCCGGGCCGGGACGCAAACGCACTGGTGGCGATGGTGACGCAGTTCACGCAGTCGCACGGCCGCCCCCCGGTGGTGTGCGAGGTGGGCTCCTGGGCTGGCAAGTCGGCCGTAATCATGGCCAAGGCCGGGGCCAAGGAAGTCCTCTGCATCGATACGTGGGAAGGCTCTGGGAACGACGAAGGGTGCAAGGCATACGACGGTTCCCGCGGCACGCCCATCCAAGTGTTCCTCCGCAACACGCAGGGGCTTCCGATCCAGGCATGCTGTGCCCGTTCGCCGGAAGCCGCCGAGCGGTTCAAGGACGGTGAGTTCGACATCGTCTACATCGATGCCGAGCATGACTACGAATCCGTGAAGGCTGACATCGAAGCGTGGAAGCCCAAGGCCAAGCACATCTTGGCGGGCCATGATTACCATTCCTTCCCCGACGTTCAGCGGGCTGTGAAGGACTGCGGGATTACCCCGCATGTCGAAGGCAACGTGTGGATGACGAGTGTCGGAGCCTGAGAAAGTCTGCATAGAGTGCGGGCTAGCGTGGCCCGCCACCACGGCTCACTTCCACAAGTCCAAGGATGGATTCCACGCCCGCTGTCGCAAGTGCCGGAACAAGAAGATCCGGGGTGACCGCAAGGGGAAGCGGAACAAGAAGCTAGACGAGATTGAGAAGGGCGCCGTCAAGCACTTCGTTGCCGCGGCCCGCGTGGGTGGAGCGACCATCCCGCACTCCTCGGAACTCCTAGAAGTTCTGATGGAGTATTTCGGCGGCACCCGCGGGTTCGCCAATCTCTTTATGAAGCAGTTCTACGATGCGCCGGTCGGCGGTGCGTTCAGGACCAAGATGCTGGACACCGTGGTCCGGCTAGTGAAGGACAACACGGCCATGGGCGGAGCCAAGAAGCCCTTGGAGCTGATGACTGAGGAAGAGTTGGAAGCCGAGCTGCGGCGGCAGGTGATCGAAGCGGCCATGCAGATGAAACACATTGAGGTCGTAGATGAAGTGCGAGGATTGCCGCTGGTGGATTCCAGTGGAGGAAGAGATGCAGGGGGAGTGTCACCGGTATCCGCCGACGCTCCTCGGGCAGAGGGGTTGGGATCGCTCCCCCGAGACGATGCCCACTGATTTCTGTGGCGAATATGAAGAAACACCCCCGCCAAATTCAGCCGCCCCAAACTCCTGACGAGCCGCTGGGGGATATGACCCAGCACCAGCTCGGCCAGCTCAAGGACGTTCAGGTCGCTCTCACGGAGCGGCGGCTGGAGGCCCTGCGGCTGTATGAGCCCATGCCTCACCAGGACGAGTTCCATCGCTGCACGGCGTCGGAGCGCATCGTTCTGGGGGGTAACCGCGGCGGCAAGACGCTGGCGGTTGCAGTGGAAGCCGCCCGCGCGGCTACGGGCCAGGATCCCTACGGCAAGTACCCAAAGGAAGGCGGCAACCTCGCCATCATCGGCCGGAACTGGCCCCACATTGGATTGGTAATTTATCCCATCCTCCTAAAAGCCGGGGCGTTTCGGATCATCAAGGACGAGAAGACTGGCCAATGGAGATCGATCCGCCAGGGCGATGACAAGAGCAAGAGCAAGCCCGCGCCTCCGCTGATCCCGCCGCGGCTGGTGAAGGATGTGTCTTGGGTGCTGAAGAACGCTGGGTATCTCAACAAGCTGGAACTCACCAACGGCTGGACGATCTGGTGCTTCTCGTCGGAGGGAGAGCCTCCGCAAGGCTATCAGGCCGACCTTATTTGGATTGACGAGGACGTAACGAATGAGGCTTTCGTCGGTGAGTCTCAAGCGCGGCTCGCAGATCGCAAGGGCCGTTTTGTGTGGTCGGCCATGCCGTGGAGCCGGAATGATGCGCTCTTGGGTCTATGCGAGCGGGCCGACCGCGCAGTGGAGGAGGGGCAAGAACTTCCAATCATCAAGAAGTTCACGTTCCGGTTTTTGGATAACGCTTTTATCGATTCGGAAGAAAAGCGAAAGAACATAGAGCGGTGGAGTGCGCTGGGGGCCGACGAGGTCCGAATGCGTGCCGAGGGTGAGTTCACCACCGAATCCACGCTCATGTACCCGACGTTCAATCGCAGCGTGCATATCCTGCCGCGGGCGGAGCTAAAGGACGGGATCATCCCGCCGGACTGGACACGGTACGTGGCGATTGACCCGGGCCACGCAGTCATGGCCACCATCTTCGCCGCCGTGCCACCGCATGAGCGGTTCATGCTGATCTACGACGAACTGTACATCCGGAACTGCAACGCGCTGATCTGGGGCGAGCAGTTCTATGAGAAGGTCCGCGAGCAGCACATCCACGCAGCGATCATGGATATGCACGGCGGCCTCCTCCGCGACCTGGGCTCGGGCCGACTGCCGCATGAGCTGTATTCGGAAGAACTGAAGAAGCGGAAGATCCGCTTCACCATCGGCGGGCACGGATTCATTCCTGGCTCCGATGACATCCCCGCCAGAACGGCCATCGTCCGGCAGCTCCTGCACATCCAAGGCGACGGGACAACCCGGCTCAAGATTCTGGAGGGCTCCTGCCCCAACCTGCTGCGGGAGCTGAAGCGGTATCGCAAGAAGACAACGACGGTCAACGGGCAGGTGTTCGTCACCGACCAGCCGCAGACCCGAGGCGAGGTCCACGCTTGTCAGTCGCTTGAGTACCTCTGTGCCTACGAACCCAAGTACCACGCCCCACCGCGGACTTACGGTCCCGATCCTTGGTGGGTGAAGTGGCTGTCGGAGCGCAAGCGCCGTCAGCGGGAGTCCACCGACCCCCACATCAACCTCGGGCCCAGCAGGAGATTGCCGTGAGTTCCTACGACATGCCCAAGGCTGACCTGGGCGACATTGTGCTGTTCTACGCCCATGAAGGGGCCACCCCGGTCCCGGCGATTGTGTCCGTGGTCGCCTCTCGCACGCTCACCCTCTGGGCGATTGCGGGCGAACTGGGCGGCGTGGTGAAGCCCTCGGTCCACCACCTGACCGACCCGGGGGTCAACGACTTCCCCGATTGGAAGCGGTATGGCTACTGGGAACACAAGCCCAAGGATCCGACGATCTCCATTCTGAGCGAGAAACTCAGCCTGTTGGACAAGAAAGTGTCCGCTACAGCCCCGAAAAAGGCTTGACCGGACACTAGTCGGTAGGAGAACTCCATGGCTGACGAGAACCCGCTGCGCCCCATTTGCAAGCGCTGGCTTGAGTGCATCAAGCAGGCCGAGAAGTACAAGAAGCCTTTCTCCGAGGACGCCGCGGAAGCCATGGGGTTCTTTGCCGGTGACCCCGACTTTATGTGGAAGGATTCCTACGCTCGCGGTGAGCGGGGATACATCAAGGGCATGGACCCGCCCCCGTTCCGCATGATGGTCAACCGTGTGTGGGAGGCTGTTCGTCTCTTCACGGCAGTCATCCACCACCGCAACCCGACGCGGACGGTGTCGCCCAAGGACTACCCCATCCTGGGCCCGCAGCTTCTGGGAATCTTCCCCCAGCCGCCAGTCCCGCAGATGGGGCCGGATGGCCTGCCTGTCATGGGCCCAGACGGCCAGCCGGTGATGATGCCCGATCCGGGGATGATGCAGTACCAGCAGATGCTCCAGCAGCAGCAGATGATGCTGGAGCGCCGCAAGGTGGTTGCCAAGCTCTTGGAGGACTACCTCAACTACACGCCCAACGAACTCAACCTCAAGCAGCACTCACGCAAGGTGGTGGAGGAGGCGTTTATCAAGGGCGCGGGTGTGTGGTGGCATGAGCTGTACACACCTCCCGGCGGCACGGTGAAGATGGCCGGGTCGTTCTACGACACCATCGACAATCTTGTCTGGGATCCGGACGCCGACGAGTTTGAGGACATCCGCTGGGCCGCGCGCCGCCGATGCCAGCCCATCGACGAAGTGGCCGCCAAGTTCGGGGTGTCTCGGGAAGAGCTGAAGGGCGGTATCGAATCCTACTCCCGGCAAGCCGATGTCTCCGACCGCGGCTATCAGCATGAGAAGAAGACCGGGAAGACGAACGACCTGATCGTCTACTGGGAGATTTATTCCAAGACCGGCTTTGGCGACAGGCTCAAGGACGCCGGCCAAGACCTGCGGGGCAAGTTCGACGCCCTCGGGCCCAACTGCTACATCGTCGTTGCCGAGGGTGTGGATTTCCCGCTCAACATTCCTCCGGCGATGATGCAGGAGGAGGTCGATGAGTCCGGCATCCCCCCTACCCTGTTCATGGCTGCCCAGTGGCCGATCCCATTCTGGGCCGAGCCGAGCGGCTGGCCGTTCACGCCGCTGGTGTGGCACGGCAAGCCGGGCTACTCCTGGCCGATCTCGCTGATCCGCCCTGGCATCGGGGAATTGCGATTCATCAACTGGGCGATGTCGTTCCTCGCCACCCGCATTGCCACCTCCAGCCAGACGCTCATCGGTGTGGCCAAGCATGCCGACCCGGATCTCAAGGCCAAGATCCTGGAGAAGAACGAGGGCGGGTTCAACATCGTTGAAATCTCCGAGGCTGTCGGGCGGTCGGTGAACGATGTGATCTCGGTCTTCCAGATGCCTGGGGTCACCCAGGACATGTACCAGATCATTGCCGAGGTGACGAACCTGTTCGACCGCCGCGTCGGTTTGACCGAGTTAATTTACGGCATGACCAGGGCGAGTTTCAGAAGTGCCGCTGAAGCCGCCGTGAAGTCGGAGCAGATCAGCGTCCGGCCTGACGATTACGCTTCGATTCTGGAGGACGCGCTGTCCGAGGTCGCTCGCAAGGAAGCGCTCCTCGCCCGCTGGATGGTCTACCCGCAGGACGTTGCTCCCATTCTGGGACCGATGGCTGCCCAAGCGTGGCAGTTGCATGTGCAGGGCGAAGACCCTGAGTCGGTGGTCCGTGAATACTCCTACCGCGTGGAGGCGGGTTCGGCGCGCAAACCGAATATCGCCACCAAGGTGGAGAACATGAACAACGCCATGCAGATAATGATGCCCGTGGCGCAGGGCCTGATGCAGGCCGGTCAGCCGCAAATCTTCAACGCCATGTTGGAGGACTGGGGTGAGGTGATGAACGTGGACATCAGCCGGTACATGGTCCCGCCTCCCCCGCCGCCTCCTCCCGGCCCGCCACCTGAAGCCCCACCCGAAGCCCCTCCCCAAGGCCAATAGTCGTATATGACATACCCTCCTGAAGTCGAAGCCGCTGGCGAATGGGCCAAGAGCCGCTATGAGAAAGCCCTGCCCTACGGGGAGAAGTGGGCCGCTATGGTCGCCCTTCAGCAGCCGCCTGGAACCAAGGGCAGCGACCGGGCGTTTCTCCAGGGACGGCAGAACAACGAGCAGTTGGACGAGATGCCGAAGCGTCAGGCGCAGTACGTCGCCCGTGAGGCCCGGCAGGCAGGGATCAACATCTCGGGGAAATACTATTGCGCCGGGATAGCCGACAAGCGCGGCTGGAAAGACCCCGCAGCGTGGGTCAGCAGCAACGACGATGTTCTCAGCGTGGCCCGCAAGCGGCGCCTGCACGTTACGGGAAGCGTGAACTACGACCCCGGCGAAGCCCCGCCGAAGCGCGTGGTGCTGTCGGAGAGCATCATCAACGACGAACTCCGCAAGGAGAAACGCAAGAACCCCAACGCCAAGGTCGGGGAGCTGCGAGAGAAGATCATTGACAAGCACGCATACAAGGTGAAGGGAAGACTATGAACGAGATTGCACGGCACTTTTCTCCCGGCTCGGTGATTACGGCCAACTCCTCGGCCGCCACAACGGCAGGCATGATTCCTTTCGGCCGTTTTGGCGGTGCGTGCGTGATGATCGCCGCAACCAACTCCTGCACGCAGATCAACTGGCACGGCACCGTGGACCCTTCCGTGACTCCGCGGGCCATCTATTCGGACGGAGCGGCCGTCACCTCCGCCGTCACGGTTGGGATCATCCCCGTGCCAGACGCCTGTTTCGCAGTGAACTATGTGGTTCCCGTCGTTGTTGGCGGGACAACGTGTGCAATGACCGTGATGGCAAAGGGGTGAGAAATGGCGTTTGAGTTTGCTCCTGGAACCAATGGCCCTGTGCGGCTGCGGGAGTCGGTCGTTGCGGCCGAAGTGCCCGTGGCGAATGAGTTGGCCGAAGGCGAGCTGGCGGTGAACTCCCAGGATGGGACGCTGTACTGCAAGTCGGCCGCCACTGTGAAGGGCTTCCCGAGCGCCGTTGGCTTCAAACGCATCGTCGCGCTCTCGCAGGCGGCGTATGACGCGCTGACGCCGGACGCCGAGACGCTCTACATCATTACGTCCTGACAGAGAGGCTCTAGCGACATGAGCGTGAAACTGGGAAGCACCGACGCGAGCCTGTACCTGGGCAGCACGCCGGTTGCGGCGTATCTGGGGGCCGTGCAGGTGTATTCGGCGGCGGCCACGCTGTACTTCGACGGTGCCGTGGACAACGACTGGGCGACGGTCGGCAACTGGTGGCTGGACGCGGCAGGGACGGAGCCTGCCGGCCGCCTGCCGGCGTCCGTGGATTCCGCAGTTGTGCTAGGTGCCGTTTATACTTCGGCATCCCCAGTTGTGTTGGCTTCACTGACTGTCAGCAGTAGTGACGAGTTCTATGGCCAGTACACGGTTTTAGGTTCAACGTCTTTCACCGACAATAGCGTCAACTTTGCTCAGATAACCGGCAATGCGACGTTTAACGACACTTCGACTAACGGCGGCACCGTCACCGGAAACGCGACGTTCAACGATAGTTCGTCCAACAGCAGCGATGGCACCGTCAGCGGCAACGCGACGTTCAACGACAGTTCGCAAAACTACGGCAACGTCACCGGCACGGCCACCTTCACCGGCTCTGCCTGCAACGATGAAGGCACGGCTGGCACGTTCGTCCCCGACCCGCCGCCGTCCTGCCCGTAACGGCGTCACATCACCACTCTACGGACATAGCCCGATGGCAATGAACCCTCGCCTGTTGCGGCCCACGGCTTCCGGCTTCAACCCGGCCAGCATCTTCGGCCTCGCCAACTGGTGGGATGCCAACGACGCCGCCACGGTGACGCTGAACTCCGGTGCCGTCGAAACGTGGACGAGCAAGGCTGGACTCAAGAGCGCCGCCACGCAGACCACGGCCAACAACCGGCCCGTTACCACCACAGTGAACGGCAAGACGGCTTTGTTGTTCGACGGCACTAACGACGGCTTGGACTTTACGGGCACGGCGCGAACGGATGAGACGTGGATCTGCGCTGTTGCTCAGACGGCAGATCAATCCGGGCAGCGTTCGTTTCTGAGCGATGCTGGCGACGGTCTGGGGATGAGCGCAACTAAGGGTGCAGCAAAGTTTCTTGAAGCTTGCTTCGGCAGTTTCACGGAGGGTGTAGGCCGTTTGAGGCCAGTATATGCAGTTTCACCCTCGGCTCTTCTCGGGCCTGCTGTCTGTTCGGTAGTCAGATCGGCGGCTTCCGGTGGTTTTGTTTTCATTGACGGCACGGCACGCATCAGCGGCGTAAATAGCGAGGCGTCCTTCACAACCAGTGCGTCAGTGACTATTAAGCGTATCGGCTACTACTCATCCACGCTGTTTCAGTTTCAAGGCTGGATCGGTGAAATCTTGTGCTACAGCCGCGCCCTAACGTCGGCAGAGCGCAACGCCGTGGAACTTTACCTAGGCCGCAAGTGGGGCATCGCCGTCACGCAGGTGCCGTCTGTCAGCAACGCCGACGCCCAAGACTGGGTGAACCGCGTCTATGCCGCTGGCTCTACGGTGTCTCAGCCGGTCGCCAACGCTGTTAACGCGTTTGTGGCTGGCTGCCAAGCTGACGGCATCTGGGACGCGATGAAGTCGGTGGTTCTCTTGGCCGGAGCCGACACGCTTGCCGGTGCATTGGTGCCACTAAAGGGTGCGGCTCCGACCAACAACGGGCCGTTTGTTGCGGGCGACTACGACCGGAGAACGGGGCTAGTGGGCAACGGATCAACCAAGTGGCTGGACACCGGGCGAAACAACAATGCTGATCCGCAAGACAACAAGCATTTTTCGGTTTACAGGTCGGTGGCAGCAACGAATGACTCCGGCCTGATCGGAAGCAACGACACAGGCACGGGTCACTCGCACATCTACTCTGGCTTCGGGGCGTTCTATTTCCGTCACAACACGGCAACCGCCGACACCCAGGCGTTGAGCATCAACACCGGCGCAGTTTTTCTGGGCGCGTCTCGCTCGTCGTCCTCTTCTTACGGCTATCGCATCGGTGCCAACAACTACACGGCGACGGTTGCTAGTCAGACGCCAGCCAACGCAAACTTCCGCGTCTTTGAGACGGCCGGGCGCACCAACGCACGCCTAGCGTTCTATTCGATAGGCGAGTCGCTAGACCTTGCGTTGCTGCGGACGCGGGTCGATGCGCTCATCGCCGCAATACAGGCAGCCATATGACGCTCTCCGACCTGACTCTTCCGGTGTCCTATGAATGGGGCGTGGCTCACGCTCTCCTGTTCGACGCTGCCCTGGCCCAGCGGCTTGCGGACGTACAGGCCGAGCATGGCGACCCGCGCCATGTGCCAAGCCCACGCAGCCTGACAGACGGGCGATTCATGCTCACTGCCGACATCCTGACTGAGTGCCTGCCGGGCGGGCTGGTCTGCGGTGGGTTCCGCCATTTGGACGCGGCCCGGTTTGACGAGATCGAAGTGGTGCCGCTGGCAGAGGCGGTGGCGTTGCTGCCGGTGGCGCCGTCGCCATGAGCCTCCGCCATTTCCTCCTGTTCATGGTCCTCTCCGCCGCCTTCCTGGCCGCCATGATGGCCGGTTTTCTGGTGTTTCTGCGGGCCTAGTTCTGGGGCAATAGTCCCTAGAGCCATGCCTGCAACCACCTACGCCAATCTCGTCCAGTACCTCATTGTCTCGTCCTACGGGGGCCCGCAGGACGCAGAGCAGAAGGACATTAAACAGGCCATCATCCGGGCCTACGACGAGCTGACCACCATGCGGGACTGGTCCTACTACCATGTCCACGGGCGGGTCATTTTGGAGGCCCCGTATTCGACCGGGACGGTCACCTCTAGCGGTGTGACCGTCACGCTGACCGGCGGAACGTGGCCCACATGGGCGGCTACTGGGGCGTACCTGAAGGTAGGCGAGGAAATCTGCCGCGTGGCCACCCGCAGCTCCGGGAGTGTGGTCGTCCTTGATTCAACGCTGAAGCTGAAGGCTGATGTCACAGGCGAGTCCTACACCCTGTACCGCAGTGTGTACCCGCTGCCGTCCGACTTCCGAAACATGGACGAGCCGAGCGACGAATACAACTGGTGGTCTGGCCTGTACGTGACTCCGGACGAGGCCATGAAGATCGAACGGGTGTCGAACTCCTCTGGCGAGCCGTACCACTGGACGGTCATCAAAGACCCGGACTCCGGCGGGTGGGCCATTAAGCTGATCGGCTATCCGACCAAGCAGGAAACCATCGACTTCACGTATCGCCGCTCCGCCACGGACATTTCCTCGCTGGCCCCAGACAGTGCCACTGCCCTGGATATTCCGGCCCACATGTCCACGGCCATGCACAGCGCCGCTGAGTATTGGCTGGCCCGAATCCGCAAGACTGGCGAAGACAAGGCATACCAGTTCTATCAGCGTGATCTCCGGCTGGCATTGGAACAGGATCAGCTTGCCCCGCTTTCCGGACGTTCCCGTGAGATATGGCATGACGGTGGCTGGCGCAGCCCGCTGAGGCCCGACGTAGGATGATCGTCATCGACAAGTGGCAAGGGCTGATCACCAACGCCTCTCCGTACGCCATTGCTAGCGGTGCCGCGGTGACGCAAGTCAACGTGCAGGTCATCGTCCCAGGCCAACTGACAGTCCGGCCTGGCATGGTGGCGGCTACGTGGTCATCGTTGTCTGCTGGAACATCGCCCGTCAGGCGTGTGTTCCGCGCACCCTGCGGCGGAAGCGAGCGGCTGATTTACCAGGACGCGGCCGGCATTGTGAGAGCAGGCACAGGGCCAGCATGACGCTTGCAGCCAGGACCAGCGGTGGCGTGGTGGCAGCCGGCATTTCGGCCGCTGGCACCGGCTACACGGCTCCGCCGAGCGTCGGTTTCTCCGGCGGCGGCGGCGCTGGTGCAGCGGCCGTCGCCCACATGGCCGGCACGCAGATTGAATCGATTGTCATCACCAATCAGGGGACGGGATACAGCAGCGCCCCGACTGTGTCTTTCACGGGTGGCGGCGGAACGGGGGCTGCGGCGACCGCGGCGGTGTTCTCCGGCACCCTGCTGCCGATGTCATTTTTTCAGGGGCGGTCAGGCGAGGTCTATGGCGTCGATGGTGCCGGGAGAGGGGTTCGCATCGACTGCGGAGCCACGCAGGCCATCAGCATTGGCGTTCAGAAGCCCGCCTTGGCCCCGGCTGTGACGGCGGCGGCGACGGTGACCGGCAGGCATGTGGCCGCCATCCAGCTCGTCCGGAGCGGCATCGGCTATCACTCCACGCCGAGCGTGACCATCAGCGGCGGAACGCCGACCAAGGCCGCAACCGGGCGAGCCGTTATGCGTAACGGGCGGCTGGAGGCGGTGATCGTTCAGGAGGCCGGCGCCGGGTATAAGTCGCAGCCGAGCGTCACTATTAATGGAGGTTTTGCCAGCGAGCCATCCTTCGGCCTGTCTGTTTCCGGCAAAGTGGATTCGGTTTCGATTGTCAGCGGCGGAGCGGGATACGTTTCCGACGAAACCAAATCCCCAACCGTCGTCTTCAGCACGGCACAAGGCCTGACGAATGCTTACGCCGTTCCGCTAGTAGATGAGCAGGGGAGGATCTCTGCCATCCAGGTTCTGGCGGCCGGCACTGGCGCCACTACGACAGGCGTTACGGCTTCCATTGTCGGCGGCGATGGCTCCGGGGCATCTCTGGCCGTCTCGCTGCGCTATACCGTCACTGGCGCAACGGTGATCTCCGGCGGTACGTCGCATGCAACGCCGCCAGTGTTGACCTTTCGGCCAGCCTTGCCGGACGCAAGTGGCTTTGGCGGGCTGGCCTCGGCAACGATTTCGTCTGGCGCCGTGACCGGTGTAACGATCATTGCCGGAGGCGATTACGCTGCGCCGCCATCCCTGGTTGTCGAAGACACGCGGGCCGACGCGGTAGCCGTTTTGGAGCCTGGCGTCCTCGGTAAATACTTCTGCGCCGTTCGCTACGTGGACGAAGCCAGGAACTCAGTGTCGTCAATCTCTGACCTGAATGAGGTGGAGACGCTGAACGGATCGGATGGCTTCTCATGGTCATTCACCCACACGGCCGTTGACCCGCGGGTCAGCGCCATGGAGCTGTGGCGAACAACGGCCAACCAGGCTGTCCTGCTGTACCGCGTTGCAACCATCAAACGAACGGACCCTGAGTGGAGTGCGGGGTACACCGACACACTGACCGACCGCAGCCTGACTGACGCCGACCGAGCCGGCTACGCCATGATGCCCGTCACGCTCCCAAGCGGCCAGATCAACGCCCGTCGCTTCGGCGTCCTGCCAGGCAACTATGCGGTCGGCGTCATGTTTCAGGACAGGGCCTGGTTTGCAGCCGACACGTCAGGCAATGCTCCAAACAGCCTGATGTTTTCGGAGGTTGACGAGCCTGAGAGTGTGCCGCTTGAAAACGAAATCGTCTTGCAGGAGAACGCAGGCGAGAGGGACTCTATCGTCACGCTAGTGCCCCTGGGTGGCGAGATGCTGATAGCCCAGACAGGCCACCTGTACTCGCTGAGGTACGTGGCGCAGCCGGTCATTGACGCCTCCTTCACCCTGGTCGCCTACCGCGGCGTACTGAACTCCCGATGCGCTGCGGTAATGGGTGGAGTGGCGTTCTTTGCCGACAGCTATGGGGTGTATGCGTTTGACGGTTCGCAGGAAAAGCCGCTCTCGGCGGCCGTGGACAACTACTGGCGTGACGGCATTATCGATTTCAGCAATTCTCACTTGTTCCACGTCTCCACGGACTACGACACCAAGGTTGTCCGCTTCCACTATTGCAAGTCCGGCGACTCCGAGCCGACACGCGCCCTTTGCCACTGCCTTGCCACGGAGGCGTGGTGGGAGGAGGAGTATCCAGCGGCCGTGACGGCGTCAGCTCCGGCCGTGATGGCGGGCAGGCGGTCCAAGGTTTTCGGCACCGGGGCGGGGGGGTTCTTTAAGGCCAGCGGAACCAGCGACACGGCAGGATCGGTTGCCTGGCTCTACCGTTCCGGCAACCTGGTCCTGAACAATGATCCGGCCCGCAGCATCGGATTTGTCTACAGCCCCACTGCGACATCGACTCCCTTGCGGCTCTCGCTTCACTACAACGGCAGCACGGCAGCTAGGACGAACGCGGTTGCATCCGACCGCGGGAATGGCTTTGTCAGTGCGGCCGGCGCAACGCAGGCCGTGCTAGATATGGCCTCTACACGTTCCTCGCTTGGCCCGGCCACAGGTTACGCCCAGGCCATGTTTGCGGGCCGCTTAGATCCGCGTTCGGCCGGGGCTGATCGCCACGTCGCCATTGGCATGGCCGGAACACAGTCGGCATCGCCCGTCAAGATCCACGGCGTAACCGTAGAGGGAGTCGGCTGATGCTTACACAGATGATGCCGGCTCTCATCGACGCCCTCAGGCAAGCGTTGCCGCCTGCTGCGATTGGCCCCCTGGCTCAGTCTCTAGGCAACTGTGCGCAGCCGCTGACGCACCGGGCTGGCATCAATCTCCCGGGGGCCCGCCGGGCCAATCAAAACGGCACTGTGGGCAGCGGCGCCTGGAACCCGTCGCAGTACCAAAACCTCTTTCCTGGGGGCGACACGTACAACTCAGCCAACTACCACACACAGGTGGACATCGGCGGGATGAACGTGAACTGGAACGAAGGCAACCGCTACGACTCGCAGTTCTATTTTCCGACCAATCAGGTCTTTCAGCAGAATCAGTATTTCGGCGGCCCGACCATTAACAACACGGGCGGCGCCAACATTGACTACATCACCAATGAGTACTTCGACGGCGACACCATCAACGTCACCAACCTGACGACGACAGTCATTAATGGCGACCCAGTTGCGGGGCCGGCTGGACCGCCCGGGGCTCCCGGAAAAGACGGTCAGCGCGGCGCGCCAGGAGCGCCCGGTGTTGGCTTTGGTGCGCTGCCTCCTGGATTCTTTGGGCCGATCCGCTACCTGTCTGGCGACCCCGATGTCCAGTTTCAGACTCGCCTGCCCATGAAGAAGCACAGGTACATCAAGGATGCCTGGGTGCGAAAGGAGATCACGGTTGGCGTGCCCACTAACGCCATCTCTGGCGGCACTGTCACCATGACGGCGAGTTCAACAAACTTCACCATTCCGACTAACGCCATATCTGGCGGCACGCTGACATTCTCCCCGGAGCCCGTCCAGGTTGTCGTCCCAACCGCGCTGACATTTGACCCCGAAGCCTGCGCCGTGACGGTCAGCGCAACCACCACCTTTTGGGCGTTTCCCTATTTGCCCTCCTACCAGACCGTCAATGGGCAGGCGGCAAGCACGCAGACGGTTACGGTGGCCGCCACCACGGCCGTTACGGCGTCCTTGTCTTCGGTGGCTGCTAACGCCATGACCATTTACGCCGCCACCACGGCCGCCAGCCAGAAAGCGTCAGTGCAGGCAGCCGGCGGGTTTGTGGTCAAGGGGGCAGACGCGGATTTCTGGGAGCGGAACCCGGACACCGTGGAGGTTTCCCACATCACAAACAAGAAACTGGCCGGCATTAAGTCCGTGGACATAACGGTTTACCGGAAATAGGGACATTAGTAAGTAGGAGACATCATGTTTCGACCCTTGAACTCACGGTCTGGCGGCGGCTCTGGCCAGTACCGGTTTAGCGGCAGCCCCGAGGCCATCCTGGCTGCATCCAACGCCCACCAGGCCGAGATGCAGGCCAATGCCCAGATCGGCGCTGCGCAGGCCCAGGCTGCCGGGCAGGCGGCCATGGCACAAGCCAACCAGAACGCCGCCCTGTACCAGCAGCCAGCCAACTTCGCCAACGCATTTGGCAACGCATACAACTCATACGCCCAAGGGATGGGCGGTGCATACGCCGCCCAGGCTGGCGGGCTGGGCAGCATTGCCACAGCTCTCGCCAATGAGCGTGGCAACCTGTATGGCGCCAACGCCATGATGGAAGCCGCCCGAATGGGGGCCCTTGGCAACCTTGGTTCGGCCGGCATTGGGGCCTACGGATCCATGGGCAACGCGGCCATGGGGGCATGGGCTCAGAACCAAAACGCCTACAACACCGCTGCGGCCACCATGCACGCAGCCAATCAGTCTGGCCTGGCTGGATACGGAGCTGCTAACGCCGCAGCGCAGGGCAACGCCTTGGCCTCCCAGGCGTCTGCGGCAGGAAACATCGGCGCGGCCAGGGCGGGGGCCATGGGCCAGATCGGACGCGCCCAGATTGGCGCTAATGCGATTGCCGGGCTTGGCCTTGGAGGCCCTGGGTTCGGAGGATCATTCAGCGCAAATGGCGTCGGCGGCCCCATTGGCAGCGGATCATTCTCTGGCCAAGGCATCGTCCCTACTCCTTCTCCCGGCGGCGGCATGGGCCGATTTATGACCGAAGCCGATGTGTTCGGGGGCGGCCCACTTTCAGGTCTCAGCGGCAGCGTGAGCGATCCTGGCATCGTCAGCGGACTTCAGTTCAACGCCAGGGCCGGGATGAGGCAGCTGGATGACCAGCACTACTCATCCCGTGGCATGCCGTCCCAGATGATGAACCAAGGGCTCGCCGGGCTGCTTGCCCTGACCAATCAGTCGCAGGGCGCCCTTCGTTCCGGCGCTAATCAGTTCTACGACAACCAGAGGTACGCAGGCGATCAGGCCATGAGCCGTTTCGATACGCTTGCGAGCGGAGTCCAGGGCGGCCTTGGCGGTGCGATGACGGGGCTGCAATCAGGATTTAACACGGTTGGCAACCAGATCCAGGGCATGTGGGACACCTCTCTCGCCAACCTTCCGCAGTTTACGACTCCCAGCAGTCAGCTCCGGAGAGCCCGTGACGCCCAGATGCTCCAGGAGCGGTACAGAAACGAAGACAACGCCGCCGGCCGCCCTATGGGCGCCCGTTTCCCAACAGTCCGCTACATGTGATGCAACTCACATACAACACCAACCTGCCGTTTCAGCCTCCTGTCCCAGACAGGCAGCAGGCGCTTGAGAGCCTGGCTGCCGCCCCCAGGCACCCGCAATACGGGTCCAACTACGCGGACCTCAGCCGGGCGTACGCCATGGAAAATGCCGGGAACTACAACCGCGCAGCAGACCAGGCGAACTTCGCCTACGCCGCTGGGCAGCAAGGCGCGCAACAGCAGCTTGCGCTCAGTGGCCTGCGAGCCATGGCCGGCGAACAACAGCTCCAGCGAGGCCTTGGCATGTCTAGGCTTCAGACACTTCAGGGAGCGCTCAGCGCACTCCTATGACAAACAACCAAGTCAATCTCTGGCAGGGGCTCCCGACACCCCCATCGACGGCTCCGAGCGCGTCTGGCACGGCCAGGGCCTACGCTTCCGCTGACCCTCGCTTCAATCTGAAGCGATATGACCGCGCCGGCATGAGCCGCGGCCGGGGGCAGGCGGCCATGGCTGGGATCAGCGCCGCCCAGAACTTCTCTCAGGGCATCGCAGACGTTTACGACAATCAGCTCAAGCAGCAGACGGCCAATGCCGACGCCATGCTTCAGTTGCAGCAAGGCCGGGAGGGTTACGCACAAGCGCTTGGCGGGCTGCAAGCGCAGGCCAACTACGCCGATCAAATGGCGGCCCTTCAGCGGCAGGGCATTTTGTACGGACTTCTCGGGGATGTGATGGGGTAGCCATGAAACTTGACCTTGATTTGGATGACATGCTGGAGGGGTTTACCCGCGACGGCATGAAGAAGTTTGTGAAGAAGCTGCTCACGGCCAGCGAGGCCGAGGAGAAGAAGCTGATGTCCAAACTCAACGGCAAGCCCGCCAAGAACGACTTGGCCGACTTGGATGAGGAGATGCATGGCAAGCATCCCGCTCCCGAAGTCACGGCCGATGACTTGGAGTACGACGGCGATGACGAACTGCCGGATGTGCCGAAGAAGAAGGGGAAGAAGTAATGTCCAAGTGGACCGATCTGGTCGAAGGTTACTTGAGCCATGCGGGCCGCAACCCGCGGTCGGCGCATGTTGCTTCGCAGGTGGCCAGCAACCCGGCTCTTCAGCGCGAGCTGGAGGAGGCCGCGGAGATGGGGCGGCAGAACAAGGTCTTTGCGCAAGTGGCGGGCACATACGAAATGCCGACCGTGGATCGCGCCGCCGGGGCGTACGGTGGCCGAGGCCAGCCAGGGCGGCGTTCGGTAGAGGAACTTGCTCGCGAGGGGGTGGCCGAAGAGTTGGGGCCCTACTTCCGCGAAGCCCCGATGGCCCAGGTCAACGACGCTCAGTCGCTTCTGAACCCCACCATGGGCGGCGAGGATTTGATCGCACGGCTAGAGGGCATGACCCCAAAGCCGCAGTACATGTACGACTTGCTGCCCGACACATCGATGCAGTTTGAGTTGAGCGATCTGACCCCCGGCCAGATGGCAGCTATGAATCCGCCGCGCGCACCGGAGCCCGATCTCATGGCCGCCTTCCGCGGCGACTTTGAGCGACAGGGCGACCGGCTGGCGGCAGAGATGAGTGCGCTGGGTGATGATGTTGCCGCCCAAGCTGCTCCGCCGCCACCCAAGGCGGCACCACCCGCGCCGACACTTGACGCCGAGGGCCGTGCATATCTGCGCGCCGCCATGGACCGCGCACACCCAAGGGGCGCTGACTATCTGCGTGGCGACATCGGCCTACCGGACCTGCGTGGCCCGCGCGCCCTGGACGACATCGAAGTGCCCACCCGCTCGCCGCGCGGTGCCGATCCAAGCAGGCCGCGAGTCAGCGACAACGCTCGCCGCGCCGCGGCGGCCGCTGGCATTGGGGCTCTCGGTGTCGCCGCAAACCTGGGAATGCGACAGGTGGTCGATCAAATCCCAGGCGGAACAACGCGCGGCTCCAGCACGGCCGACCTCGCAGCCGAGACTTCGCCGCCACCCTCGGTCACTACGCAAGAGCCTGCACCAATCGATTACGCGCAGATGGCCCGGGACAAGATTCGGCAGGCCAATGAGATTCAGTTGCGTGAGGGCCGCATCACGCCTGAGTCGGCAGCCTTGAGCCGCGAAGCCGATGCTCTGTATCTGCGTGCTGCCGAGGGAAGGCGGGCGGGGAACCAGCCGCCCATCATGCCAGTCGAACAACAGAACGCCCAGACGAGTGCCATCCGCGCCCGGCGTGGGCCAGAGGGCGCTGATCCCCGATCTGCCGCTCGCCGCATTATGGCCGACCTCAACGCTGGCCGACTTCCCCCAGCCCAGCGTGCTGCCGCCCAGGCGGAAATGCAGCGTCTGTATCGGATGGCCGACCAATACGACAACGCTAGGAGAGCCGGATGAGGACGCTCACTTCCCGCCAGATGGACCTTGGCCGTCGCCAACTGGATATTGAGGACGAACTGATTGCGCAGGGCATGGCTCCGCGAGACGCTGCCGCGGTTGCCGCTCGCAGTGTAATGTCGGCGGGCAACGGGGCAGAGCTTGACAACCTCGCCGCCGCCGCCACTCCTCTCAGCGTTGAGCCGATGGTAGGCGTCAGCCCAGAGTCGCTGCCCGCCGATGAGTATGGCGCTGTCTCCGGGCGGGCGGTACGCGAGGCCAATCGCTCGCTCCCAGACGCCGAGGCCGCCTTGGCCCAAGAGCAGGGCTTGGCACGCGAGATCATGCGCGGCTTCCGCGAGTCGAATCGCAACTGGCAGGCAGAGGGCGACAGGCAGTACGCGCAGGAGTATGGCCTGGGTGGGTTTGAGAATGGGGCTGGCGCCACTGACCTAGACTTGCGCCGTCAGATCCAAGATCAGCAGGGCTACATTCGCACTCAGCAGGGCATGGTTCCCGTTGGGCCGCAGGTGACGCCCGAGCGGATTGAGGCACGGCGTGATTTTGCTGAGTGGGCCAACGAAACCCCAGGCTCCGAGCGGCAGGCTCAGTACGACCCCGGGAGCTATGAGCAGTTCCGAGAGGGCGTGCGGGACGATATTCGCAATCGGGCGCAGTGGGAGGAGATGACGTTTGGCGCGGGCCCCGACCGGGCCGTGTCACCGCTCCAGAAGCAGAACCGTGCAGCTCGGCGTGCTTCGGAGGGCCGCGTGCGTGACGCCCAGCGTGGTGATTTCTACAAAGATCGCCTGATGGTTGACGCTGGCGTGAGCGGGCCTGCCCCGGGGCCTGACGCTCCCCTGGAGGAACTAGAGCGCGCCGCCTACCGCGAACGGTACGCCGCCCGGCAGAACGAACTGGCTGCCCGCGAGCAGGCCGTGGAGCGCCGCCGGATGGCACAGAGCAATCCTCTGGAGTACATGAATCGCAACGACATCAGCGATTGGAATCGTTTTGCCGCGGCGCAGAGTGTGCTGGGCGGCCGGGTGCGTGGCGCTACGCCGAATGATGTAGCGGAGGCCCACAATGCACAGCTCACGCAGCTTGGGCTGCGGGTGGCGCAGGGCCAGGGATTCCAGCAGACGCCTCCTGGGCAGGCGGAGTTGATCCAGCAAAAGATCGATGAGGGCAAGCCCGTTCAGGTCCGCGCCCAAGAGGCTGTTGCCGCAGGACGCCTGAACGACCCCACCATCCTGTCGTACGCTGACGATTTGGTGCATTCCAACTACAGCTCTCGCCCTGGCATGCTTGGGGTTTCGACGTACTTCACTGACAACGAGGTGCGGCTTGCCGCCCAGCGGCTGGCCGCCGACACGGGCCTCAAGTTGCCCGAAGCGGAGCAAGTCCTGCGGCGGATACAAGAGGACCGCAACCGCGGCGCCAATGCGTCCAACATCGCATCCTTCTTCTACGACCAGTAGCTCATGGCGCGATCCCCGTTATTCGACATCTACGATCCCTACGGGGAACTGGAAGAGCGTGCCCGCCTGGGCATGTTGGATGACGAGGACTACCTCCTCGCTGGCCCCGTAGAGCTTCGCAAGCCAACCCTCTCCGACCTCATGCCAGAGGAGGAGAAGAAGGGCTGGCTCAACAGCCTTGCGGAGATGGGGTCTTCGGGCCTTGCCACGGCAGGATATCTGCTAGACACGCCCGGGGCTATCGTTCGCGGCGTGTTGGCTGGTGATCCTCTCTCGGCCTTTGGCTCCAGCGAAGACCGCGTCACTGGCCGCGAGTTGCTGCGGCAGTACGGGGCGATTGGCGAGGATGACAATTGGGGCAACTTCGCAGGCGGGGTGGCGGCGGAAGCCCTTTTAGATCCGTTCACGTACGGCACGCTCGGTCTTTCTCTTCTCGGCCGCGGGGCGTTGAGCCAGACCGGCAAGGCCATGAAGGCGGCGGGGCTGCTCCGGGATAGCGCCGTTGACTCTGCTGGACGCCTGAATGCGCTCCGGTTTCAAGACAACCTGCCGCTGCGTAATGACCCCATCCCCACCCCTCGCGTGCGTGAATACAATCGCCGCCTGACCCCCGAGCGGGCGATTGCGTTCTTGGATCCCGCAGACCAAGCCGCGGCTACCGCCAGACTGCAATCGCAGTTTGAGAGATTCGGCGTCGATCCCGTAGCAGGCATGACTCAGCGCGCCGGAGTGCTGGACAACATCCGCATCCCTGGAACGAACGTCGGCTTTGAGATTGGCGGCGGGGCGCTCGGTGATGCGATTGCGGAAGGCTTTGATAGATTCGGCAACTTCACCAAGATGGCGCCCGTTATCGGCCCAGTGACCCGCACCGCCGCGGCGTTATTCGACCAGAACGTCGGCGGCCTTGGCACAGTTAGTTCCAACATGGAGCTAACAAACGATCTTCAGTTCGCCAAGCGTGCCGCCAGGGTCAATGCCCGCAACAAACAGGAGGCTCTGGATCGGGCCTACTCGCTTCTCCAGTACGACGCTCGCAACGCCGATGTCCCTGATGCGGTCCCAAGCAGCTACCTGCCGGGAGGAGCCACCATCCCCAAGGAGCTGCGAACCTTTGATAGCCAGACGCTTTGGGATCGTCTGGCAGATTACGTGGAGGCCCGCCCGCTTCCCGGGCCAACTCTGACCGGCGCGCCGCTGCGGACAACCGGAGACGATGTCGCTGACTACGTCCTAGAGAATGTTCCTGAGTTCCGTGCCATTCGGGATCGGTTTGCCAACCTTGGCCCCGAAGCCGTGCAGGCCGCCCGAGACGCCGGACTTGCCACCCCCGTCGCGCAATCCCGCGGAGCCGGTGGGTTCATTCCGCGGCAGCTTCGCCGGTTCTTGGACCCGTCTCCGCCCGACATCCCGGGCGGCGAGCCCTATGACTTCCGGTCTTGGGGCCGGGACGAGCGGGCGTTCTCCGTGCAGGACAACTTCGGCCGCTCCCGCGATCCTGCCTACGATCTGCCCGGCGGGATCCGGGCCTTCCGATATCTGACCGGCAATGTCGATCCGCTTCTGGATTCCCGGGCCCTCCAGCAAGACCTAATCGCCGCGCCTTCGGACAAAGCTCGGCGTGTCCTTTTGCGGCGTGCCCTGCGGACGCTGGGCGACATCGATGACGCCGCGTTCACATTTGACGGCAAGACCAACCCATACCGCTATATCACCGAGAACGTGCGGAACTCTCGGGCCTATCAGGCAGCAGACCCGGCCGAGCAGGCAGCGATGCTCGCAACCGCACAGCGGGAAGTGAACACCAACTATGAGAAGCTCGGCCAGCTTCTGATGAAGGCCGACACGCAGTTCGCGGATCAAGGCGTTGGCATTTTCGACACCCCGTCCTGGAACAACGCGCTGCGGTATGAGCGCGGCCAAGCGGATAACCTTGCCAACGCTGACCAGCTCTTCGCCATGCTGCGGCGGCGGGTTGACCCGACGCCCGCCGGAAGGGTTGTGGGTGGGCAGAGCGTATCGCTTGCTGACGCCGCCCGCGAACTCGGCTTCGATCCCAAGAACTTCGCCAACCGTTGGATGCAGCAGGCGCCACCCGCCCAGCGGGTGCCACTGGATGAACTGTCGATCCCGCGGCAGTTTGTGGACGCGATGCGTGTCCTGACTCCGCAAAGTCGACTGGCGCTTCCGGAGCGCGGCCTGCTCAACGCTGCCGATCAATTCACCAGCGCCTTTAAGATCGGCGCCCTCGCAAGCCCAGCATTCCATGTGCGTAATCAGTACAGCGGCATGTACAACGCCGCCACGGAAGGGGCCCTCAATCCGCTGGACATGATCGCCGCCGCCCAAGCCAGCGGTGGCAACTACGAATCGTTGGCCCGCCGTGCCCAAGGCGGGCGGTCGCCGTATCGCAACCTCTCCACCGCCGAGGCCCTGCGGCAGTTCATTGGCGACTCCAGCTCCCAGAGGCTTGCGTCTGGCAATGTGATTAGCGACATCTCCGGGGTGGACGACCCGGGTCGCATTGGCGGCATGTTTGTCGGATCGGGTCCGACGATTGCGGAGTCCACCCGCCAAGCCTTGCAGCAGGGCCGCCGGGCCGATCCCGCCAACCGGACTTGGGGCAACTTCCTTGGCGACCTGCTTTCGATGCGCGGCGTGGGCATCACCCGCGAGCCCCGGCCGTACCAGACCAACCCGCTCTTGGCCTTTAATGACGCGGTCGGCAACCGCACGGAAGACACGCTGCGGATCGGCACGTTCCTCACCCTGATTCGCCAAGGCGTGGATCCGGCTGAAGCGGGCGACACGGTACGCCGCCTGCTCGTTGACTATTCGCCTTCTGCGTTCACCGACTTTGAGCGCAACGTGATGAAGCGGGTCGCGCCGTTTTATAGTTTTCAGAAAGGAATTTTGCCGAGCATTGCGGAGAACACGCTCTATCGTCCCGGCGGGTTGCAGGGCCAGACCATCCGCGCCGTGACCCGAGGCACCGAGCCGAGCGAAGACAACTTCATCCCTGAGTACCTGCGGCAGTCGGCTGCGATTCCACTTCCAGAAGGCTGGCCGTCGCTCCTGGGCGGCGAGCCAGCGGAAGGGTTGCAGCGGTACATCACCAACATCGATCTGCCGTTTGAGTCCACGCTTAACCTGTTCACCCCAGGCGTGGGTACGACTGCTGCGGCCCGGCTTGCTGACACCATCCAGAAGACGGGCAGCAACATCCTCGGGCAGACGAACCCGCTCATCAAAGCCCCGTTGGAGTACATCACCAACCGGCAGCTCTACACGGGCCGGGATATGTCCGATCTGTACTCCGTGCTGGAGCAAGACCTCGGGCCCATCGGCCGACCGCTGGAGCAGGCGGTCATCAACTTCGTCCCGTTCGGGGCCCGCGGCATCAGCATGTACCGGCAGTTCAATGATGACCGGCTGGACCCCGTCGATGCCCGGCTCAAGGCAGCGTTCAACGTCCTGGCTGGCGTGAAGCTGACCGACGTTGACGAGGAGCGGACCAAGCGACAGGCCGCCCGGGGCATGCTCAACCAGATCTTGGAAACCACCCCAGGCGTCCGGACGTATGAGAACATCACCGTCCCCGACGATGCCCTGCGGTCAATGCCCGAGGATCAGCGGAAGCTCTATCTGCTGTACCGCATCCTCCAGAGCGATGCCGCCAAGCGGGCCCGCGAGCGGAAAAAGACCGCTTTGGATCCGCTGGAAGTGCTAGGGGCTGTCCGCTAACTCCAGCGGCGGGGCCGAGGGTTGCTCCCGCTTTTCCTCGGCCAGCAGCAGCCTGTCTATGTAGTAGACCTTCATGCCGGGGGTCTTGTGACCTAAGTGTCCACTGGCATCTTTGCCCGCGATTTCCGCGTAAGTTGCCCCGGATCGTCGCAGAAACTTAGTGCTTCCCGACATTCCGGCCGCCTTGCAAAGACGCCGCATTTGGGCCAAAATCTTGTCTCTGCAAATCAAGTCCCCGAATATGCGGGGGCCTCGCCGGGGCAGCTTTGCAATAGCCGCCAAGGCGTTGGCATCCAGATAGCAGACATGCGGTTCGCCGGTCTTGAACTGGCGGATTAGGAGTCTATGGCCACGGATTTGGTCATGTCGAATTTCCAACAAATTCGCCAATCGCAGCCCGGTGGAGTACGCCACCAGCAGCCATGCTTGCATGAGCGTGCCGTGCGCACACTTCGCTCCCCCAGTCAACTTCGCGGCTACCGACATCAGCCTGCGAATCTCGGCATGGGACCACGCAACTGGGCTGGGCGGCAGCCGCTTGACCCGTCTGAGGGGGCGAACTATACTCCCGTCCACCAACCCCTCGCTGGCGGCGAAGGCCAACAGGCGCCCGAGCATGCGGCGGTGGTTGTACACCGTGGAGGGTGCAAGATGGGCAAGAGCTTCGGTCAGGTACGTGTCACAGAGATCGGGAGTCAAGCCCCCGACCTTCCACGGCAGGCGGCGACAGAAGACCTCAAGCTGCTCCAAGTAGCCGGGGCTCCCGCCGACGCGGTTGCAGTAGGCCCGGGCGAGTTCCAGGATGGTCATGGGGGCTTCCACCGGGGGGTCCACCTCCCAACTTACGTCCAGGAGGCTGTGCTTGCATCTCGGCGGAAAAACCGTCATAACCGGAACTTCGGGCAGCTAGCTCAGTTGGTTAGCCGCCCGTTCTTCTGGCTCGCTTTCCGCCGCTGGCCCATTATCCGCGCGGCCTGGGTTGCCATTCTGGTGACCCGCTTCTGGCTCTCTGCCGCAGGGCTCGCATGCCTGCTTGTCCTTCTTGGACAGTTTCGCAAAGCCCGTTTGGCACTGTTTCGGCCACGGGGGGGATAGACGGATCGACGCTGCCCCACGGAGGGGGCTTTTTCACGGAGGACTGAACGCATGGACAGCGAGATTAATTGGGATGCCCTGCCGGTGATGGTGACCGGCATGGCCAATCAGGCGTACCACCAGAAGAAGGAGTTCGACGGCCGGTCGTTCCTTTGCTCGGTGCAGAAGGGTGGCGGCGAGGCCCAACTCTGGATGGATCAGGGCCGCTCCCTCTTCGGGGGGAACTCGGCCACCACCACGGGCAGCGAGTTTGACGAGATCGTCACAGGTGTCCTTGGCGGCAAGAAGTTCGATGACATGGTGGTGGTGCCACCGGACGATGTCCTCGGTGCGAACGGCTCCCGCAGCACCAAGGCATACAAGGAATGGGCTGCGACCCAGACCGGCATCTGCGTCACGGCCGACAAGAAGTGGCAGTACAGCAAGATGCTGGACGCCATGCGGGGCAACGACTCAGTCTATGAGTTGATGACCCTGACCACGCGGACCCAGTTGTCCGTGTTCTTTGAGGCTCACGGCCACAAGCTGAAGGTTCGGCCGGACGCCTGCACTGAAGGGTTGTGGTGGGATCTCAAGACCACCAGCAGCCCGTGGGACCGCCTGTTCCGTAGCGCGCTGGACTACGGCTACCTGGAACAGGACTGGCTCTACCAGCAGGGGGCGTACGCCATTGGCTACCCGCCGTTCCGCATGCCGTTTGTGTTCGTCCAGACCATGCCGCCGTTCTGTTGCCGGGCGTTTGTTCTGCCCGAGCAGATGGTGGCCGAGGCTGGCAAGCGGCTGATTAGCACCATGGAGGAAGTCCGACTGCGACGTTCGACGGGGGCGTATGTCCCGGCGGATGCGGAGGAGATTCAGGAGATGGCCTTCCCGCAGTGGGCCACACGCCAGGAGGAGGTTGTTGAACTATGACTGATCACACGGAAATCTTGGGGCCGTCATCGTCCCCTGCCACGGGCAAGCTGACCGAGGCGTTGGCCAAGGCCCAGGCTGAGTACCAAGCGGTGAAGCTGGACAGTGCTAACCCGCACTTTAAGAGTCGCTTTGCTTCGTACCAGCAGTGCTGCGAGTCCCTTCGGGGTCCGCTCACTGCGAATGGATTGTGCCTGCCTGACTTTCGCCCAGGCTTGGTGGCTGGGCAGTGGGTGCTGGTGGGCACGCTTCGGCATACCAGCGGTGAGTACATCCAGGGATGTGCCCCGCTGATCAATCCGAAGAACGACATGCAGGGCTTCGGCGCGGCGATGACCTACGCCAAGCGGACCTTGCTCATGGCCCTGACGGGCGGGTTCAGCGGCGAGCCGGATGACGATGGCAACGCCGTCCAGTCCACCGCTCCCAAGACGGGCGATGTCTACAAGTCCATGGCCTACGAGCAGGGGGCCAAGAAGGCGATTGCCGAAGCCGAGACGAAGGCCGAGGCGCAGAAACACTTGGACACGGTGCGGTTGCGGGCGAAGGAAAAGTCCGTAGCGGCCGAGGTGTTCAAGCGGTGTGAGGAAGAGTTCAACCGTGTCTGGCGGAAGGAGGCCAAGTAATGGGTTACCAGTGCGTGATGATCCTCGGCAACGTGACCAAGGATCCTGAGATTCGCCAAGTCGGTGAGAACCAAGTGGCGAAGTTCTCCGTGGCCGTCAACGGCTACAAGGACAGCGTGGAGTTTTTCGACTGCGAGTGGTGGTCGCCCAACAGGGCATTGGGCTT